CCACGCACCACGCTATCAGCCCAACACCACAAGGCTTAGAGGCGAGTTGGCGGAGTGGTGACGCAGCGGATTGCAAATCCGTGTACACCGGTTCGATTCCGGTACTCGCCTCCAACAATTTCAATGACTTAGGTGGCTCAACATGTAACTGCTAAGGGCCGTGTAAGCACTATGTAAGCAAACTGGATAGGGTTCGGCTGGCCTTTGGAATCAGGCTCATTGCTTTGCATGACTTTTTGCGCAATGGTTGATCTTCATTGATATAAAAGGAGATTACGATGAACGTAGTTATGATGATTTATTCAGATGAAGCACGCCAGACATTGGTGGATTTTCATAAGTTTCAAAAGCTACCGGAGGGTGAACCAGTTAACGAAGGTGTTTTAAGCGAAGGCGTGCTTGATGCAGATTCAAACAAACCACTTTTCTATAGGATTGCTAGATTGGCACAAGCTGACATGCCAAGACGAGGAACGGACTGGTCAAAGCCCGGTGTGATCTAATCCCCGGCAGGCAACCACGTCCACCGGGGGCATGACCTAGTCAAACTCAAAGACCAACGGCAGTTGCGCCTTGTGCCGGTCAAAGTCATTGCGGATCGTTATGCGCGTTCCACAATCAGGCCCGACAACGCCGTTCTTCACACGGGCCAGCAGCCTGACACACGCTAGGCACCCACCTGCACTAGTGGCACGTTCTTCAATATGACCATGCTTGCAGGGCTTGCCGGTGAAATATCTAGCAAGCCCATTTGCCTTAGCCGTCTTACGATCTACTAAAGGGCCATAGTATAGCTGGACGGGTTCAACCATCCGCCCAATCCACAAGCTGCATTGCCTTGTCAGCATCCACACCGGCTTCCTTGGCCATCGCCAGTGCCTGAATGATACCTGTCAGCGCCCTTGCCCTACCGCCAGCATCAAACGCCTGTAGAGGCCGCATAACGTCGATCTTGACGGGGTTGCCCAGCTTGGTTGCGGCTTCCTCTGCCAGCAAGGCGCAGATCGGCTGCAACGTCCATTGTGCAAGGTGGCGTTGCGCTTCCCGCACCATTGGCCCCGTTGTGGCACCATTGGTCAGACCGGGCAGAACGCCAAAGGCATGATTGATTGCATCCCGTGCGCTTTCAAGCGTTTGCAGTGACATGGTTTTCTGCATGTCTGGCGATACGTCAGAGGCTTTCCAATCCTGTGAAGGTGCAGGACCGCCCGCCGCCGTAACTTGAACCGATTCCCGCAACAGAACGCGACCACGTTTGCCACGGAACCCACGGGCCAGCGTGTCCATGTCAGTATCCGCAGCTTCGGGGAATGGCACAATCTGCGATCCAAGCGGCATGGCGTCATAGGCTTCACCCAAGGCGGTTTCCAGCGTTGCCAGCATGTCGCCGGTTAGGCTTGCACGGCGCAGAGGCGACGCCCCAAAATACGGTTGTGCCAGAGAGGCACCCGTCACGATATGCAGCACCTCACCCGCAAGCGCTGTTACCGCCTGCCCGCCCCCCGTATCCGGCAAGGTCAATTGATAAGCACGGGGCTTGCCGTTGCGTGTCGAGATCACCCAATCAGATGCAGGCACCAGCCCGCCTTCGGTGATCAGCGCCACAAACTCACCACGCAGGGCCAGAGAGCGGCCTAGCAGCGCCATTGTGCGCCGGTCCAGCATGTCGGCACCATCAACGTCAGCAAGCGCCATAGCGCCTTCCCAGAGGCTTACCGCGCCTTGCACAGTGGCGGTTAGTTCGGCAATGCCAGTTTGCCCCGTGATCCAGCTAGACCGCGCCGCCATGATGTCGGCAGTATAGCCCCCGCCCGTGTAGCTACGTTGCTCTTGTTTGTCGGCACGTTTGAACCAATCAAGAATTTTCATCGTTCACCCCCAAGCGGCGATATGGGCGTAGCAGATCAGCAGCCCCTGAATTGTGAATGGCTCTTGCCGTGTGGTTTGGATCAAGCCGGATGCTTTCGCTAATCTGCCCCACGTCGATGGAATAGGACCGCGCCCCAGCCGGTGCCGATGCCGTTGCAGCCATGTATTCAGCCAAGCGACGGTAAGCTTCCAGAACCGCAGCCGGTGGCGTGTCGGTGCTGCCCACGGTTGCCGTGATCCTGTATTGGCATTTATGGGCCAGTAGCATTCCGGTTGGCGTCTTGCGGTATGGCGATGCCACCCAATCTTCGGCGTCATAGTCCCAGACTTCCCGCGTCATGTTCGACACCGGATAAAGCGAAGGCGTCCACACATCGCCCCTGCCATTCCGAAAGCCGCTGCCGTTCACCAGCCACACAACTTGCCGTTCCGCCCAGCGGTAACGAATAAACGCTTCAATGCGCTGCCATACCAAAGCAGGCTCAAGCGCAGCCGCAGCCGGTGACAGATCGGCAGGCGGTGCCGGATATGCAGCGGGTTCGGCTTCATCAATATGCAATAGTGACATTCTAAAGCCTCCACTTGTTCAAGGGATGCACCGGAACCAGCAAGCCGCTATCGGTTATGTCCCAATTGCGTTCTTCGATTTCTGTTTCATGGTAAGCTGGCCGCGTCACGAATGAGAGTTCGTAAAGCAGCGCTGCCCAGATGTTGCGAATGATCGCCGTACCTTCGGCGGGGTCTTCATCCTCGACGGTTTCCGCATTTTTTACAGCGCGGGGCGGTGGAATGCGAAAGCCGGGGCTAATCCCTTGGATCAGGCCAGCGGCAAAGGCGTTAAAGAAGTCTTGCGCCCATGAGGTTTGCTGCACCTCTTGCGTGATGATCGCCTCAAACGTCAGCGCGTCTTCGCTATCTGTCAGGATCAGCGTTTGCGCTTTGCGGCTGGCAAGGGGTTTGTCATAGGAATGGCCCAGCAGGATATGAATGTCGTCTTCGGGACGTTCCACGCGATAGGCAAACGCTTTTGGCTTGATAACCTCTTTGCGGGGGCGGCCACCATTGCGCCCGCCATCACTTAGAACCGCACGTTTGCCGTAAGGAAAGCGGCCCGATAGGCGACGGGAACCATCGCCCGCCGCCCGCAGTTCAAGCCCAGCATCATCTGAAAAGCTGGTAAACATAGCTTATCCGATGTTCGAAATAATGCGGGTTTGCAGCCCACGCGCTACGGTAACGTCAGCAGTAACCAAACCAGTCAGGCGTAGCCCGCCAGATTGTGCATCGCTATAAACGTCGCGGATAAGATCCAGACCACCCCAGAGGCCGACAAACGCCGGTGCCACACCGTTGACAGTCGTGGTCAGCAAGGCCGTGCCAGCGGTAAGTTGATTGCCCAGAACAATGTTGCCCGCACCGATATGCTTGGCCAGACGGTCCCATTCGGTAATGCCGCTGCCAGCGTCCCAAACTGCATCGTCCAGATCGCCCCAGATTGCAGGGGTAATGCCCAGCTTAACCTGCGAAGGATCGGTGATCGCATTCGCCTGCATGAAGGCAATAACTTCGGCCTTGAACGCGGTCCAAGTCGGAGCCGCCGCCGCCATATCGGTATCGGTAATGCCGTAAGTTGCCGCGCCAGTTATAACGCCAAGCGGTTGACCAGATGCACCAGAGCCAAGCAGAATTGCGCGGTCCAGTTCGGTGCCAATCGCTGCCGACATATCCCGACGAATTGCAGCCTCAAGGCCAGCGCCGGATTGTTTCAGAGCCTTACGGCTAATCCGCATATGTGCGCCCAAGGTCTGGTCAGGCGACAAGGTAGCTTCGCCCGTTTGATAGGCCGTATCGTTCGGGACGTTGCCGCCTTCGGTCGCAGCCCAGCCCGCAGTTGCGCCAGATGTAGCAACAGGGAACGCTTCGGAGCCTTGCGCGATGCTGACAGACGACACACCAAGACGCGCCGCAACAGATGCCGGGAACAGACGGTCGATGATAGGCCGCGTATTGATCGGGCTGGGGGTATCGGTCGAGACTGTTGAGCGCTGTTCCAGCACTTCAAAGGGAACAGGAACGCCACGGAACCCACCAGCATTGCGCATTTCCTGCACAACTTCGGCGGTTGCACCATCAAGCGCACGGCCTTCATCAAGGTTCAACGCAATTTGCCGCAACTCGAATTTGCTAATCAGGGCGGAATATTCACGGTCAGAGCGAGTTTCAAGTTCGCCTTTTGCTTCACTCCGCTGTTCATCTTCTGAAATCAAAGCAGCACGGTAGCGGGTTTCATTGGTGCGATATTCGCTATCCAGATCACCAAGGCTTCGGGTTTCGTCTTCGGTCGGTTTTTCTTTGCCGACCAATGCCGCCAACTCTTGCCGGATTTCAGACTGTCGGCGGCTGATTTTAATACTATCAAGCATGTTAATTTTTACCTATCTAGGTTTAATTTTCGATGCCTAATTCTATCAAATTGCTAGGTTTTATTGAAATCACCGGCTTTTATCAGCGCTTTCCACTTTTCCCGCTCAGGGTTTGGCTTGCCTAGTCCAATCTCAATGCGCGTTTTGCGGCTATGACATGGGGTGCAAAGCGTCTGCAAATTGGTCAATTCATAAGCCAAATCAGGCGCATGACGCACCGGTGTAATGTGATCCACTTCTAAGCGTCCCCCGCGTGTTCCGCATTCGACGCACTTCCAGCCATCGCGGTCTTTGGCTTGCTTGCGCACAACCTTCCAGCGCTTTGTTCCTGTCACCTTCGCGCTATAGCGGTCGTAACGTCTTAGACCCATTGCGCCACCCGGCCTTTGCGGCTTGGTCGGTTCACCATCCGCGCCCCTTCGGCAACGGCAATGACAGATGCAGCAGCCGCATCAATCCGGCCCAAGGATCGCGCCTTTGCCAGCTTATGATTGCCAGCAGGATCAACCAGCGTGATAGCGTCAGCAAAGGCAGATCGCAGCAACAGGCTAGGCTGCGTTTTAACCATGCCTTCAAAGAGCGCCCGCCTGAAACGCTCAATGTCTTCGGCCCCGTCGCGCCATCCGAATCCGCGCCAGATGAACGGCACCCGTTCCAGACCAGCCGCCCGCATGGCTTCGGTAAATTCGGCATGACGGAACCTGTCGCCAACGATGCAAGCGATGCCCTGCCCGTCTGTCATTGCCACCACGTCAGCCAACCAACGCCCCACCGGAACCGTTGTATCGCCCATCGTGGTCAGCTCACCCCGTTCCTGCATTTCAGAGTAGCGCCCAGATACACCGTCAGCCGCACCACGGTCAGCCAACCCCGGCTTGCAAGGGAATGTACCAATCGCCTCTAAGCGTCCCGTTTGGGGCCAGTACAGCGCCGCTGCCGACATGCTACGCGACCCGCCCAGATCAACCCCCAGGACACAAGGCCCTTCGCGGGGCGGCAGATCATCCGGCGCAACTTCGGCGGCAAGGTATTCGTCAATCGTGACCAGCATAGAACGGTCTTCGGTGCTGACACGTTCGTTCCGGTTCAGGTTTCGGAAACTGGAAAGCGCAGAGCCACCACGGGCAATTGCACGGGATGCTTGCGCCACCAGCCATTCGGCAGTTGATCCAATCCCCTCTTTAGAGCCGGGGTTAGCAACCAGCAGGCTTTCCAGATCGTCAGCAGGTAGACCAAACGCTGGCCGATGTTCCTGCACATATGTTCCGGGGGGCGGTTCATCCAACCAGCGAGAAAAGGTGTTCGCATCATCGGGCGCACTGGTCGAGATAATCAGCGCCCGACCGTCACGCTTGCCAAGCCCTGACAGAATGGCGTTTTCCAGATTGTCGCCCTTGTCACGATCCCAAGCGGCGCGTTCGTCCAATATGGCAAGGGTCGGAGCGCCGCCAAGAATGGATTTGCCATCCGCAGCAATACACCGCGCAAGCCCGCCACCGTTGCCGCTATATTCAATTTCCAGTTTGGAGCCGCGCCGGATCGTGAAGCGCTCTTGTTCCTCATCGGGCAGACCCTCGACAAACCCGACAATAAACTGAAACGCAATCTTTGCTTGGTCACGGTTTCGAGCGGCAAGAATGACTTCCCGTTTCGGCTGGTCGGTCAGTTCGCCCATTACGTCAGCCAAGGCCAGACCGGCAGACAATGCAGTTTTGCCGTTACCCCTGCCGATGCTAAGGCACCCAATCATGACGCTCGGAGCCAATGCCCCGACAATGAATTGCCGCTGATATGAGGCCAGTTTAACAGGCTTTCCCGCCATTTTACCCTCGGGAATGCGCAGTTTTTTCATGAAGGCAATAGCGGCAGAGGCTTGTTTACTTGGCCTACCCATCACTTTTTCCGGAATTTTTCGGGAGAGAGAAAGGAACAGTAAGACCCCCGAAAGGCCCCCCTATTTGAGCTAAAGGCCATTGGGACCATCTCAGAGCGTCGCACAGCGCCTTCAAGCTGCAATCCACACTCGGACACCCCACAACAACTACAGCACTCAGCGGCCCGCATATCAGCCCCGACGCACGATCAGCGAATAGCCAACCGGATCACCAGCAGCGGGGATTTGCGTCACAACCATGATCGTCAGAGATGCGCCACCATCAACCCGCACTGGATCGCCAACGTCTGGCACAATCGCTGGCACACCACACTGCACACTCAGGTCAGTTGTTTTGATCGTGGTCCCGTCTGCATATTCAGCGGCAATGCCCTGCACCACAGCCTTGACTGGATACCACACCACCGTTGACGTAGGTGGTGAGAACGGATCGTCTGGATCGCTAACCGTTTCCGTGCGCCCAATCTCAAAGGAGCCTTGGCCATATGATGCCAGCAGGCGGGCATGTGTTGCTTCTATTCTGTCATAATACATCATGCCGCTATATTAGCATTACTGAATAAGCCCCGCGAATTGGCGGGGCTTTAGAGTTTCTATTTCGGCATGACGTTAGTGACATTATCTTACATAATAGACGCATGGTGTATAAATACTTTTTTTCTGCCCTGCGTATCATATAGGAGTAAACGTCACTAACGTCACCTTTTCCTATTTTAGCCGCAAACCTTGCTTGCCTCGCCCGGTATTTGTTCGCCGGTTCTTATGCCCACGCTCTTCAATAGCCTTTAGAAAGTTATTCTTTCCCATGGGTTCAATGTCCTCGAACAAGCACCAGCTTGTATAGGCCCCGTACAGATCGTTATTGAGAGCGAATGCCCCCGTTTCAATCACAACTACATCTTCCATGAATTGCCCAATTACGTCTTCACCGCTCATATAATCGGCAGATGCAGCTTCGATGCTGGCGGGAACACCCAATCCAAACATTGACCATTCTTGAGCGCCATCAATAGCCCACCGAAGGATAGCTGGCCCTTCATCGAGCAACTTTCGCGCTAGATCGTGGTCCCGCTCGGCAACAGGGATTGTTACCTCAAAAGGTATCAGCACAACGCGCCGCTTAATAGCTTCATCAACTGCACCGAACGAAGGCTTGGTGTTGCCAGCAATCAGCAGGGACAATTGAGGATCAAAGTCAAAGTTATCTTGACGCATGAACCGCGCGGTCATGGTATCGCCGCCAGTCAGGTCTTTGATAACAGCTTCATTCCAGCTTCGGCCCTTCGGCAGTTCACTACCGACCACCAGCCGCGCACCATGCAGCCCGGCAATATCGGTTGAATGACGTTCACCCCTTGCCGCTAGTAACGCCTCAACAGGCGCACGGCGCGAATAGTCGCCGTAAAGGTCCATGAGCGTATTCAAGAAAACACTTTTTCCATTAGCGCCACCACCATGCAAAAAGAACAACTTGTGTTCAGTTGTCTTCCCGGTGAGTGCATAACCCGCCAACCGTTGCATGAAGTTGATTAGTTCCTGATCGCCATCAAACACACGGTCAAGGAATTTCAGCCATTGGTGAGGCACAGCGCCAGCCGGTGCAGGCGCAACAGCGGCGTGTTTCGTAATCATGTCACCCCGCTGCGCTTCCCGTAGCAAGCCCGTTTCCAGATCAACTGTGCCGCCGGGGGTTCCCAAAAGCATCAGATCATTGTCAAAAGCATCATGCGATGCAGCGCTTTTCGGATTCGATTGCGCCAACCGTTCAATAGCAGCAACCTTGCCACTTGAACGCATTTGGACAGCCTCACGTTTAACTGCATCGTACGCTTGCTTGCCCTCGCAGTTCACTTGCCCCCATTCAAGGTAGTCTTGCGCCTTGTGCCGCAGAAAGGCCCTGACAGCCGTATAGCATTGGCGGGTTTCGTCTTTGCGCCACCGAGTGCCGTCCCAGCCAAGCCAAGCCCCCCATGCAGCGACGTAACGCGCGTCACGGTCAAAGCTATGTTTGCCTAATGCTAACGCCAGTGCGTCTTCGGTATAGCCCATCTCATCGCCTATTGGCGGCTTGGGAGCGTCATTGCCACCAAGGTAATGCACAATAGAGCCAAAGCTAAGTTGCCCGCTTGGTTTAGCGCTGTCCCATACCCGTTCCGGGTCGCCGCTTTCTGTGTCCGACCAGCGATAGGAAAAATCAAGAAATGCTTGCCGAGCAGCTTCGCCGCAAACGCCTTTTATAGCATTGCACAGCTTGACCCATTCATCGCGTGGTAAATCGTTAGCTTTTTCATTCAACCGCGCAATTGCCCAATCAATTTCATCGGGCGTTGCTTTGGTAGCATCGGCAAAGCTGATTACGTTATCGGCAATCACACCTTCATGCGGCAGCCAATCAGGGGCAAGAGCCGGTTCATCATCATTGAACCATTCATAGGCTTTACCATCGAACGTTGACGGAGCAAGCATGATATAGCCATTGTGCTTTACATCTACACCGTTGCAAAGCTTGCCTTTGAAAGCCCTTCCATCATCCCGAAAAAGATAGTGCGTACCGCCACGCGCTGACGTTTGTGTCAGAGTGTCAGGCATATCTAAGCCAGCGATGAAACTCGGCCATTCGCAATTAGACTTGTAGCTATCAACGTCAACAGCAACCAAACCAGACGGCTTTAGAAATAGCCCAATGTTGGTATTTGGGTTTTTGGCCCACCAATCTCGAATTTGCACCGGATCGTCAGTGGCACTGTTTTGACCGTTTGGCGTGATCGGCACTTTACCATTGGCTTTACAGGGAAACACCTTCCAGCCACGTTCAGCATATTCAAGGGCCGCTTTGCCCTTAGCGCTGATCGTGCTAGTATTAACGTATTCATAGCCATTTACTTCGGCCACCGGTTCGCGCCGGTGGCTGCTTTCGTTATTCAACATTATGCAGCGCCTCCGGTCTCGACAAACGACAGGAGGTCGGCAGCGCGGTAACGAACCGACCGACCAACCTTGAGAAACGGCAGACCAATGCCAAGCCAGCGGTCTCGTTCAAGTGTCTTGTGGCTAATGCGCAGGTATTCAGCTACTTCCTTTTGGGTAAGCAGCGTGGGTAGTGTAGTCGTATTGTTAAATTGCATATTGCAATCCCTATGATAATGCGCTACATAGGGAATGAGGATTCCTGAGGAGGTTTATCTCAAACCAGCCCCATGCTTTGAGCGTTATCGCGCTCGCATGGGGCTTTTTCGTATGCTGAGGCGCGCGCGAAAAAAACTGCCTCAATTTTTAGTGTATCACTAAATTTTACTCTTGTCAACCCCTGACTTCTATGCTAAGAGCGCCGATTCGATTCTGCCCATTGCTTCCCGCATATCCTCGGCATCATAGCGGGCATAACCAGCAGTCACGTCACCAGCTTTACTGTGATTAACCAGTGACTTAACGATGATTTCCGACAACCCAACACGGGCGGTTGCCAGTGTGATAAAGGTACTGCGAAGGGCATGGGGCGACACGTCCAAGCCTGTGACTTTTTTAACACGCTGTTGAGCGGCCACCAGCTTTTCCGTCACTTCGTCATTGCTATTTGAGAACACATGAGTCGGGCCAGACACCTCTTTGCGCGCCTTGAGCATTGCAGCTAGCTTTGGTCCTATCGGTTGCGTGTGGTCTGATCCGTTCTTTGTATCGCGGAATGTCACCGTGCCTTTGTTCAGGTCAACATCGGACCACGCCAAGGGCGGATAACCGTCTGCGGCGCTACCGTGTACTTCACCACGGCGACAGCCCGTCAGGATCATGAATAGCAACATGTCCCGCAACTCGCGTTCCCATTTCAGCCCGACAAGGCCAGTCTGCACAGCATTAAGCCATGTCGGCAGATCGTCGGCATGAATGACTTTCTCGGATGGCTTGACCCTACGCCACAGCGCCGCACGGTTCAGCCTGTCAATCGGGTTCTGATCCAGTATCGCAACATCGCTATCGGCGTTCACATGGTTAAGAGCAGCCCGCAGATAGCGCATTGCTAAGTTAGCTTGTGCTGGCGACCGCTCTGCTAGTTTCATGTAGCGGTCCCGCACCAAGTCGCCAGAAATGTCAGTGACGCGCACTTCATCCCAATCGGAAAAAGCCCAGCCCATGACTTTCTCAATATCCCGTTGCGTTCTAGCCTTCTTCGGCTGACCCGCTCGACCGCCCTTCTTTGAGGGCGCATTACGATAGCGCGTGATCGCATCGGAGAGCGTCATAGAGCGCGCATCTGCTACCTTCTGGTCTGCTACCGCATCAACCCCCTGCACCATCTCGGCCACCATCACTGACGCGCGACTGCGGGCCGCGTCAGGCGTTAGGTCACCAACCTGCGCAATGGTCCTGCGCCGCGTTGTCCTGCCTATCCGCCGTTGCAGTATGTATGCCTTTTGACCCCCTCCACTTATGCGCAGACCAAAGCCCTTCACGTCAGTGTCCCATATGAACACTTGTTTGCCGGGTTCGCCCTTTGCACTGGCAACGGATGTCTTGGTTAGTTTCATCTTATCGGCCATGTCCACCTCCACCATGTAAGCACCGTGTAAGCAGTCTGTATCAAAGCCGGTAGAATTAGCAAGCGGATATTAGGTGGCACAAATCACTGTAAACTAATGGTATTTAATGCTTACTCGTAGTCTTTAGGGGGCCTAAGGGGTGTATGTATTGGGATTGCAAATCCGTGTACACCGGTTCGATTCCGGTACTCGCCTCCATTTGAAAACAGCGGGTTAGCTTTAGGCTTGTCGCTGGCTATTATCGCCAGCATCGAAAGCCGTGTGAGAGCCATTAAATTTGCCCCTCTGCCTTGCCACGCCTTCACGAACGGTTGACACTGTTGATGAAGATTTCCTCGGCAACTCCCCTAGCATCCCGGATTACTGGTCCAAAGGTCTACGCGGCGGCGTCTTGCCCGCCGACTTTGCCCGTCAACAGCAACCCCAGAATGACCGACGCCACAGTCAAGCCGACGATGTCGCTGACCCAGCCGGGAACGATCAAGGCCATGGCCGCCACGCCGAGTATGATCCGAGCAAAGGGCGGAATCGGGGCCATGAGGTAGCCGATGGTCGCGAAGGTCAGCGTCGCCACCCCCAGAACGCTCGATATCACGGCCAGAACAATCGCGAACAAACTGCCCTGCAACAGCAACACCGGATCCATGACGAAGA